GGCAACATACAAACCTCAAAACCATTTACGTTGATAGTTTTTGGTTCAGAAATAACTTCAATGTTACTATACTCAGTTAGTAACAAATCAGGAGAGTTTACTTCATTAGTGTTTTTGTAATAGGTGTCATGATTGCCAGCCAACATATAAACAGTAATGCCACGCTCTTCTAATTTATCGAAGAACATTTTCTTGGCTCTATCAAGCGCATAGAAGTTTACATATTTCCTTCTATCAAAAGTATCACCAAGAATTAGAACAGTGTCAATGCCAGATGAGTCAAGAGTGGGAAAGAACGTGTTGTCATAGAACTTTTGAAAAAAGTCTAAGAAAGCAATACTATCATTCCTAGCACCAAAATGCTGGTCTGTAATAATCGCTACTTTCATTCGTATGGGATTTCTTTAATTTCAATCAAATCAACAGTCTTAGAAAATTCAATCGCCTTCTCAAGAGTTTTGAATATCTTATAAGCAACTGTTGGTTTTGATAGATTTTTTGCGTTATAATTGTATCTTACCATATACATTAGATGAACCCTACCTTTCTATTTGTTGCATTAGTCATACCTTCAGTTCTTTGATTAAAAACTTCTGCAATAGAATATATGTCTTTAATTTCTGGAAGAACAACACCCAATCGTTTTGCCAATTTATCAGCTTCACTATATGACAGATTATCAAAGGTAACAATATCAAAACATCTTCCTGGACGAACCAACGCAGAATCAACATCACGGATAGATGGTAAGTTAGTAGAGAAAATCATTTTCTTACCTTTGGTGGTTACGAGACCATCACCAACATTTAGAAAACGATGCATCATTGTGTTACCATCACTACGAGATTTTAAGAATGCGTCAGAGTCTTCAAGAACCATAACATTATCATCACTCTCAATAAAGCGAGCAAAGAAACCATCCTTCTCAAGGATACCTGAATCGTATGAAACGATAGCTGATGAGTTTGTGTGTGCAAGTAAGCCACGAATGAATGTGGTCTTACCAGTTCCAGGTGGTCCAATTAAAAGAAGGATGTTCGCTGAGGACGCCATATAGCGATCATAATAATCACCAAGAGATTCATCACCAAGAAATGGATACATCTCATCGACAGGTAGACGATCTCGGTTTAGTGGAACATTGACAGAGCCACCATCAGAACTATAAACCCATTCAACATGAGAAGTTACAATATCAAAGTTTGCTTCAACCATTGCAACAATAGCATCAGCAAAATCAACATCACCAAATGCACGAACAGTTACCGTATTACTATTAACATCGAACTTGATATAGTTATTTGTATCACGCTCGATAATAAATCCATTAGAGGAATTACCTTGAACATGAAGGTCTTTCTCAAAATGAAGTTCAGACCATTGAGCCCACTGCTCACGATTACACAGAACAGTAGTTTCTCGATGAACTGTGCGTTGTCCTAATTCAACACGACGCTTCAGAATTTCTGAAGTAATCATATCGTCAAAATCACTGACACCTAAAAATATTTTTTCGTTGGTTTGTTCGTTCATAATCTTATTCAAGTTAAACATGTCATCAGTAGCATCCCAAGCATATCGCTTAAGAGTCCTGAAATTTCTTTTACTTCTCTTCGTTCGAATCGGAGGATAACTGGTGGTCGATGCCCTCAATTTCTTCAACCAATCCACTACTGACTGCGTCGATCTGCCCATCTTGTTCCTCATCATCTATAAATGCATTCAACGTGTTTTCCATTTTCTTTTTGGCTGCACGTTCTTTCTTACGACCAATAAAATCATCAAACGTATTATTCTGTTGCATGAATTCAAGATATGCGTTATGAAACTCACCACTTTCGTCTTGTTCTTGAAGTTCGAACATCTCAAAAGGCATATTTTGAATTAACTTACTTTTAACATAAGATTGTTTCTTTTCTTTAGCAATCCTACGTAAAAATGCGTAGTAAATAATTTGTGTGAAATAAGCGAAAGGATTACTTGATTTAGTTGGATCAAAGTTGTCAATATACTGAATACAGTTTTCAATTCCATCAAGAATCATATCATCACGATACGAATAATTGATGAAGTTTGGTTTATATGAAAGGTGTGTTGCAATCTTTAAGATACACTCACCGATATAATTGCTAATAACTGGTTTTGGTAAACCATTCTCTTCAGCATATTTTAGTTTTTCTTTCATCTCAACAAGTGCTGCGAGAAAGTCTTTATTGTTTACGTAGTGAGCCATAGCATTTACTGTTTCCTTATAATTATCAACATTTAATAAGTATACCTTATACTAATAAAAAAAGCAAACTTATTTTAACTTGCATTTTGCAGTTAATTTAAATTTGCTTTTTGCCACAACTCTGGGTATAATAAACCATGTTGGGTTTGATATGAGTTAATGTATAGTATCGTTTCCTTCAACAAAGTAGTTTTCAATTTCTTGTTCCTCTTCCACTTCTAGAATACCACCAAGCATTTCAATGCGACGTAATGCTTCTTCTCGGGTAATCTTTTCCTCTTCCCAACCCAAATTCTCAGCACGTTTCTCAGTCTGCAACGCAGGACTTATTTCGTGTTGTTTTACAATTCTTAAATAGTGGGGGATCATATTTTTCAAAAGAGGTTTCATAAAAATAATATTTTTCTTGTCAATATCGAAAACATTGTCGGAAGTAAATTGGCAGTAAGGATGAGCTGTAACATGCTCTTTACCTTCTGAAAGAATGGGTATTGTCCTACTCCACATAGGATCTAGAATATGAATATGTGTTGCATCTTCTTGCTCAAGGATTCCCATAATCTGTTCACCAGTGTTTAGTTTTATAACTATAAAAGATTCATTACTTACTAGCATAAATCCACCTCAACCAGTTTAACTTTAAACTCTTCTTCAGCGTAAGTTTTATAACGCTCTGCTGCATGATTTAAAGTATGATTCTTCCAAGATTTCCAATGTAAATCATCAGCAAGGTCAAATAGGTTACATGATGTTTTACCATCTTTAAGTCTTAATCCACGACCAATACTTTGGAGGTTACGAATCTTGGATTTACTTGGCGATGCAAAAATGACATTCTCGAGAGACGGTATATTGATTCCAGTGGAGAATGTGCCAAAACTAGCAATAATAATAGCATCGCTTTCACCTTCTGTGATGTGACGGATTGCTTCTCTATCAGATGTTTCAGTTCCACCATAAACAAAAAATACTTTCCTCTTATCATGAACTTTAGATTTAATAAGTTCGTAAAGAATCTTGCCATGCTTTTCAACGTATTGAAAAAGTACTAGCGTATTTCCTTTAGAATTTATTGCCAAGTTTCGGATAAACTTATTTCTTGGTTCACAAGAAACTAGCCAATCCATTTCTTCTTGGTACGTTTTGTTTTTACGTTCCTTACGAATCTCTTCACTATATTTAAGTAGTACACACATTATATTTAGGTCAGCGAGTTTACCACTATCCATCAACTTCTTGGTAGTAGTTACTCTATGCACTGGACCAAAGACACCCTCAAGAACTAATTTGTGTATCTTCTTATTATCAAGAGTTCCTGTTGTGCCAATACGGTATTTAATGCAATCCATCTTTTCCATAACACCAGTAAGAGATTTGGCTTTAAACTGATGCGCCTCATCACCAAAGATAACATTAAATTGTTTGAACCAAGATTTTGGTTGTAAATATACTGACTGCCAAGTTGTAATTAAAACATCTTTGGTAAAATCTTTACTAAATCCACTGTAAAGTTTTTGACAATGTTCTTTGACTGGCCATCCATTTGCGCTTGAGTAATCTTCAAAGTCAGTATATAATTGTTCAACTAATGATGTTGTTGGAACAATAATAATACATTTGCGATTATTTTCAAGATGCCATCTAAGAATTGAATAGATAATTAACGATTTACCTGACGCTGTTGGCGATAAGAGTAATACTCTTTCATCATTGATTGCTTTATAGATTGCATCACATTGGTAGTCACGTACCGTGATTGATTCATTTCTTGACTGGGGATTGAGTGTTTGGACCCATCGCTCAATGTCACTGTAAACGAAGTTATTTGATACGAATTCTTCTGGCTTAACATATTGTAATTCATAGTGATTCCTCTCAGCAAATTGTTTAATATAATCAACTAAACCAATATAAAGTGTTTT